GGGGGGAGGAAACTTCCCCCAACCTTTTTTTTCAAAAGGGGGGTTTACAAAGGCCCCAACCTATGGTATAATATACATCTAAATTGGGAATTATTACTTTATTATGGTTAGCTTTTATACAAACGTTTCACGCTTCAAAAGCTTTATCCTATACCGTGGTTTAGAAAACGGTAAAAGGGTCCAAAAGAAATTCAAATACGGTCCGACCTTATTTGTTTCTACACCAAAGCCAACTAAATGGAAATCCATTGATGGCAAACCAGTAGCTCCTGTGAAATTCGAATCTATGTGGGATGCTAAGGAATGGATAGAAAAGAACAAAGGTATAGCTGGTCGTCACATTTACGGTAACACAAAACATGTAGCTGGATTCATTAACGATGCATTTCCAGGTGATATCAAATTCGACCGTAATCAAATCAACGTTACAAGTTTGGATATCGAGGTGGCTTCAGATGACGGATTCCCTGAACCAGAATCTGCACTGAAAGAAGTAATTGCCATCACTATCAAAAACAATATCGACAACACCTATTATGTCTGGGGTCTGCAGGATTACAACGTAGGCTCTTCCATTATGAAAACCAATCGTGTGGTTTACTACAAATGCGAAACCGAAAAAGATCTCCTTATATCTTTTCTAAAGCATTGGTCTACCCCCTCGCAGACACCAGACGTCATCACTGGCTGGAACGTAGAGTTCTTTGACATGCCATATCTAATCAATCGGATTTACAGAATCTTTGGTCCAGATCTTGGAAAAGAAAATGCTTCTAAGCTTTCTCCATGGGGTATAGAACCCATAGAAAGAAAGATCAATCGTATGATTGGTAGGGAATCTACTTACGAAATTCAAGGTATATCTGTTATGGACTATCTTGAACTATTCAAAAAGTTTGGGTATTCATATGGAACACAAGAATCATACAAGCTGGATCACATTGCCCACGTGGTACTTGGTGAAAACAAACTATCCTATGAAGAGTATGGATCACTTCATACTCTTTACAAAAGTGATCATCAAAAGTTTATAGACTATAACATCAAAGACGTAGAACTTGTGGATCGATTAGAAGATAAGCTTGGACTCATTACTTTGGCAATCACAATTGCTTATCGTGGTGGTGTAAACTACAAAGAAACATTTGGTACTACTTCAATATGGGACTCAATTATCTTTAGGGATCTTTGGTCACAAAACGTTGTGGTTCCATTTGCAGAAGAAAAGAAGAGAACCCCATATCCTGGTGGTTATGTAAAAGAACCCCAAGTTGGTATGCATGATTGGGTGGTTTCTTTCGACCTTAACTCTCTTTATCCTTCAATCATTATGCAGTACAATATGTCACCCGAAACAATTGCAGATGGTGAAATGATTACCACCGACGTGGATAAACTCTTAGAGAATCCAAAGGTGGAACTTAACGGAAAGGCATTAGGTGCAAATGGTCAATTCTTTAACGTGGATCAAAAAGGTGTTCTTCCAAAGATCATCGATGAGATGTACAGTGAAAGGGTAACCATTAAAAAGGCCATGCTTAAATCACAGAAAGAACTACAAAAGGTAGACAAAAATGATAAACAAAAACTTTACCAGATTGAAAGGGATATTGCTATCAATGAAAACAGACAAATGGCAATTAAAATCCTTCTTAATTCTCTTTATGGTGCTTTGGGCAACCAGTACTTCAGATTCTTCGATCAACGAATCGCAGAAGCTATTACATTATCCGGACAACTTATTATTCGATGGGCCGAACGGGCTATTAACACCTACCTCAATAAGGTGCTCAAAACTGAATCAGATTACGTATTGGCCATTGACACAGACTCCTTGTATGTTAACCTAGGACCACTAGTCAAAGCGGTCAATCCTGAAAGTCCAGTTGACTTTTTGGATAAGGTTGCACAAGAAAAACTAGAACCAGTTCTTGCAGAATCATATGATGAACTTTTCACCTTACTTGGTGGGATAGAAAATCGTATGGGAATGAAACGGGAAGCTATTGCAGATCGTGGGATTTGGACAGCTAAAAAGCGATACATCCTAAACGTGTTGGATAACGAAGGTGTCCGATATGCTAATCCCAAAATTAAAGTAATAGGTATCGAAGCTACCAAATCTTCCACGCCTGCGCCCGTACGTGAAGCACTAAAAGAAATATTTAAAGTTATCGTTTCTGGTAATGAATCAAAAGTTCAAACAGCTATTAGTCAATTCAAAGACTATTTCAACACTTTACCCCCTCATGAAATAGCATTTCCTCGTGGGGTATCAAACTTAACTCAGTATAGGGATTCAGCTACAATCTATTCTAAAGGTACACCAATTCATGTTCGTGGATCTTTGCTATACAATCATGAGATCAAAGACAAAGCTTTAGAAAAGCTTCACAGTTTAATTAACAACGGGGATAAGATTAAATTCATCTATCTTAAAACCCCAAATCCGATCAAAGAAAATGTTATTGCCTTTCCGGACTTCTTACCGAAGGAATTGGGATTGGAAAAATATGTGGACTATGAATTACAATTTAAGAAAACATTCTTGGACGTGATTGATCCTATCCTAAATGCGATAGGTTGGTCATCTGAAAAGATATCTACATTGGAGGACTTTTTTGGATAGAATAGTTTTTGTCGGATCAGCACCAGGTAATCATCCTCCTGACAAGTCTCCTACGAGACGTCGTATAACTAAATGGATGGATGAGCTTGGTGTTGATAGGTTCAAATGGAAATTGACAAACGTATTCCTTACTAAAACAACTAGGACTAAACTTGAGGGGATAGAAACCCAAGAGTTTATGCAAAGACTGAGGGGATATAAAAAGATCATTGCTCTTGGTAATATACCAAGTGATCAAATGAAAAGATTGGATATTCAACATTTAAAAGTCCCTCATCCGAGTGGATTAAATAGAATGTGGAACGATCCAGAATTGGAACCCAAAGTCATTAATGACATAAAAGGGTATTTACAAACATGAATTTTTATGGTATAATGGAGGCATTATGAAAAACATGAAATTAGTTAGACTAGTATCTGGTGAAGAAATAGTCGCAGAAGTAAAATTGGGGGATCTTTCAGATAACACTTATACTCTGATTGATCCGATTATTCTTATTCCAGCTGGAGAAGGTAAGATTGGATTTATGCCATTTATGCCTTATACAAAAGCTAAGGATGGTATTGAAATTGATGGTAATCACATCATGTTTATGGTGGATCCAGTTGATGACCTGGTTGATAATCATAGACAATTTACTACTGGGATCTCAGTACCTGAAAAGAGGATCGTAACATGAGCAAAGATTGGGTAAAAGATATCCAGGATATGCAGACCAAGTATGGTGTGAATGAATGGGTAGAAAACAATCCAGATAAGCTTAAACAATATCTAGAGTTTCGTATTGATTTTCTAAGAGAAGAACTCGATGAAACTGAAACAGCCCTTATTGGGATGGACGCAGAAGAAATTGTTGATGGACTAATTGATCTATGTGTTGTAGCAATTGGTACACTTGAGGCATTTGGTGTTGATTCCCATAAAGCTTGGGACGAAGTTCTGAAAGCAAATATGTCAAAGATGGTTGGCGTAAAAAAAGAAAGACCTAATCCATTAGGATTACCTGACCTAATTAAACCAGAAGGTTGGAAAAACCCATCACATGAAGGAAATCATGGTAAGCTTAACGATATTCGATAACATATACGATAATAAAACAGACAAACGAATGGACTATAATTCATTCGATGAGTTTGAACAAATATTGTATAGGTTATCAGAATCAGATAAGTATAAAACCAAAAAGCAAGCACCGCTCATTTCCCCGGCGGTTTACATCCCAGGTTCTACACGGTCCAATGATAATGTGACCGCCTGGGGTGGTTTTGGTATAGTCGATGTAGATGACTATGAAGGAGACATTAATATGATCAAGGAAAAATATGATCAATATCGATATGTCTGCTATTCTACAGCAAGTTCAACAAAAGACTTTCCAAAGTTTAGGTTAGTCTTCCCACTTACAGATCATATACCAAAAGAAAAGATTAAACACTTTTGGTATGCCTTAAACAAAGAAATTGGAGAAATCGCAGATGTCCAAACAAAAGACCTCTCAAGAATGTTTTACGTACCAAGTAAATACAAAAATGCCTACAACTTCATCTTTTCCCAAAATGGGGAAATCATGGACCCCGATGAACTCATGGCAAAACATAAATACATCGTACAAGATGGATCGTTTTTCGATAAGCTTCCAGATGCAATCAAGCGAGGAATTATCGAACACAGAAAAGGACAGCTCAATAACACTAACTTTACATGGACAGGATATCGAGACTGCCCTTTTGTAAATCAAAAACAAGTTGACGAATATAAGTCAATCACCGGTACCGGTTGGTATCACAAAATGTATCAGATTATGGTTTCAATTGCTGGAAATGCTATGTCCAGAGGATATCCTATTACCTCGAAGGAAGTAGAATATATCTGTAGGGACTTAGATAATGACACAGGGAATTGGTATGTCAAAAGAGATCTAGGAAAAGAAGCAGAACGGGCAATTGAATTTATTTTTAGAAATAACCTTTAGGAGGAATACATGGACGATAAACCACTATTAGCAATAGGATACATTTTATTAGGAATTATATTATTACTATCAGCTACACAATCAGAAGCTTCTGATTATGATGGGGAAAGATTTTGTCTTGCACAGAACATTTACTTTGAATCTGGAAATCAATCCTTTGCAGGTAAGCTCGCAGTAGGAGATGTAGTTATGAATAGAGTTGAAGACGAACAATTTCCTAACTCTGTTTGCGATGTGATATATCAAGCAAAGACATTTATAAATTGGAAAGGTAAAGAAATGCCGATCAGAAATCAATGCCAATTCTCTTGGTATTGTGATGGGAGATCAGATCAACCAACTGACTCAGTGACATGGCTGGAATCAATTAGAGTTGCTGATCTAATACTAAGAGGAGACTTCGAAGATATCACAGAAGGATCTTTGTGGTATCATGCAGATTACGTAAAACCAAATTGGTCCAACTATTTGGAAGAGGTCGTAATAATAGACAACCATATATTTTATAAGTGAGAATAAAATGAGAAATATAAAGCAAGTGGAATCATATGAAAAAGAAACCCATGTACATTGTACTGATAATGGGAAAAATCTCATATGTGATGTTGTTCAGTTTAACCCTAAAAAGTTTCTAACAGTTTCTGTAGAAGGAAAAGTAAATATCGACTTACGATATGTTGAGAAGTTTGATCACTACGTTGGTAGTATGGCCAAACTAGAATTTACATCTAACGGTCCAAAAAGGATCTGGTAGGAGGAATATATAGATGTACGAATATAAAGCAAAAATAGTAAAGGTGGTGGATGGTGACACAGTGGATATCGATGTTGATCTCGGTTTCGGAATATGGTATCGTAACCAAAGAGTGCGATTATATGGAATTGACACTCCTGAAAGCCGGACAAGAGATAAGGTTGAAAAGCAATACGGACTTATGGCGAAGGCATTTCTTAAAACGGCCCTTGGGAAAGAATCAACTTTACGGACTCACAAAGACGCCACAGGGAAATTTGGTCGTATCCTTGGAGAGTTTATCGTGTACGATGCCAAGGAAGATAGAGACCAAAGCGTAAAAGATATAATGATTCGAGAACACTTGGGTGTTGCTTATTTTGGTCAATCCAAAGAGGATATAGAAGAAGCCCACTTACTCAATAGAAAGAAAGTGGTCATCTAATACTTGACATTATCCTCCAACGATACTATAATTATGACTTATTTGTGTTGGAGTTATTATGAATTTTTATACGTTTGCCAAGCACTATGGCAACAAGATACTAGTTCGAGGTGTTCGAGATGGTAAACGTTTTACTTCTCGACACGACTTTAAGCCCACCCTTTATGTAAAAACAGATAAGCACTCTAAATACAAGAGCATGTTCGGTGAAACACTTGCTCCTGTAAAGTTCGAGACAAACAAAGAAGCATCAGAGTTTGTAGATAGATACAAGGAAGTTTCTAACTTTCCTATCTTCGGACAAACACAATGGGGTTACCAATATATCACAGAAAAATATCCCGGCGAGATTGCCTGGGATCCTAAACACATCGACATCTATTCTATTGATATAGAAACAACAGCAGAGAATGGGTTCCCAGATGTAAACAATCCTATTGAGAAAGTTCTTCTCATAACCTTACAAAACAACAACACAAAAAAGATAACAACATTTGGACTAGGTAACTTTACTCCGGGCGAGGCTACTAAGGACTACAACATAGACTATCGCCCCTGTTCTGACGAACGAATTCTATTACAAAACTTCTTAGATTGGTGGAATGCTAATACACCTGACGTTATAACAGGTTGGAATACAGAACTGTTTGACTTGCCTTATCTTATTGCTAGGGTAGAACGTATCTTAGGTGACGAGGATAAAAAACGTTTCAGTCCCTTTGGCTTAGTTGCTAGAAAAAATCTAACGATAGGTGGTAGGGAGCAAGTTAAGTATGAGATGACAGGCGTTGCTCAGTTAGATTACCTAGACTTGTATAAGAAGTTTACATACATTACCCGAGAATCCTACAAACTAGATTACATTGCAGATGTAGAACTAGGACAAAAGAAACTTGAAAGTGGGTTTGATACTTTCAGAGAGTTTTATGAGAATGACTGGAACAGGTTTGTAGAGTATAACATCATTGATACTGTCCTTGTAGATAAACTTGAGGACAAGATGAAGTTAATTGAACTTTGTCTAACAATGGCATACGACGGCAAGTGCAATTATGCAGATGTATTTTCATCTGTTAGGACTTGGGACTGTTTGTTGTACAATCATTTGATCGATCAAGATGTTGTGATACACTTGAAGCCCGATCGTCCCTCAAGAAATATTGCAGGTGCTTATGTACAAGAGCCTGTACCCGGTGAATATGAATGGGTTGCTTCTTTCGATGCGACTTCACTGTATCCCTCAATCATTATGCAGTATAACATGTCTCCAGAAACACTGGTTCCTGGTTATACATTTGATGTGCAAATTAAAGACTTACTTACAAAAGGTTATGACTTATCCCAACTTCGGGATAAGAACTACGCAATGGCAGCTAATGGTTATTGTTTTACTCGGGAAAAGCAAGGATATTTCCCAGAGATTGTACAAAAGTTTTTTGATGATCGTCAGAAATATAAGAAGTTGATGTTGGAATCCAAGCGTAAGTATGAGGAAACAAAAGCAGACGTATACAAAAACGAGATTGCTAAGTACAACAATTTTCAGATGGCTCGTAAGATTCAACTTAACTCTCTTTATGGTGCGATGGCTAATGAATACTTTAGATACTATGATGATAGGATTGCAGAAGGTATTACATTGTCCGGACAATATATTATTCAGGACACAGCACAAGCACTAAACCTTTTTCTCAACAGGGTTTGTGGGACTAATAATGAGGTAGTATATAGCTTTTACTCCGACACAGACTCATGCTACATTACTCTCAAGAACCTTGTTGAGACTTTTTACAAAGACAAGCCTAAGGATAAGATTGTTGACATCCTAGATCAAATAGGTACAGAGCAGATTGAGCCCTGTATTGATAAGGCAATGAGTAAACTTGCTAAATACACAAACGCCTTTGAACAAAAAATATTCTTTAAACGTGAGGCAATCGCAGATAAGGCCATTTGGATAGCAAAGAAACGTTATGCTATGAACGTGTGGGATAATGAAGGTGTTCGTTATTCTACTCCAGACTTAAAAGTTATGGGTTTGGAAATTGTTCGTTCTTCTACACCTGCTCCTGTTCGAGATAGTTTACGAGAAGCCGTTAGACTCTGCTTAACCTCAGATCAGGACACACTACATAAGTTTATTGAAAGCACAAAGTCTAAGTTTAAAAGTATGAGCCCTGAGGAAATAGCTTTTCCACGTGGGTGTAATAACATGGCAAAGTATAGAAGTTCCTCACACATCTATAACAAAGGAACTCCTATGCACGTTAGGGGTAGTTTGCTCTACAACTTTTATCTAGAAAAAAATAATCTTTCTCATAAGTATGAACAAATTCAGGAAGGCGATAAGATTAAATTTTTATATTTGTATGAGCCTAACCTTATAAAAGAAAATACGGTTGCATTTGTTACAAAGCTCCCCGAGGAGTTTGACTTGCACAAGTACGTTGACTATGATACAATGTTCCAAAAGGCATTTTTAGAACCTATGGATACTATTGTTAAAAGCATGGGTTGGACAACTGAACCTGTTGCTACATTGGAGGATTTATTTTCATGATAAAAACATTAATTGTGGGTTATGGCTTTGTTGGAAAAGCAACAGAGTACATGTTAGAGTTTACAGATGCTCAGGTATCTAAACATGATCCTTTGTTGGGTTATGAGGAAGGTAAAGAAAAGAAATACGATTTTGTTTTTCTTTGTGTACCTACTCCAGATAATGGTAAGCATTTAGACACTACTCTTTTAGAAAAAGTGTATGAGGAATGGAAAGGTAAAGGACAAATTATTATTAGAAGTACAATAGGTCCCGATCAAGTTAGTTTATTCCCAGATGCGGATTTTATGCCAGAGTTTCTCAGGGAGAAACATTGGAGAGAAGATGTAGTTAGCAAAGAACTTCCCATAGTTACTTCTAATAAAGTTTTGGGTGAATACCTACAAGACTTTTTTATGTTGAAGGACATACATATTGTTAGTGGTAAAGAAGCTATGATGTTTAAGTTGGCTAGGAACACAGCCCTAGCTATGCGAGTAGCATTAGCAAATGACTTTTATGACATTTGTGAAGAACAAGGTATGGACTATGAGAGTATAGAAAAGATGTTATCCCGAGATGTATCAATTGGAGGATCACATTGGAAATGCCCAGGGCCCGACGGTGGTTTAGGTTTTGGGGGAAAATGTTTACCAAAAGACTTGACACACATGGCTAACCTATGTAATAATACAACATATCACAATCATATGTTAGAGGCTTTAAAACAAAATACAATTAGACGTGTCAGGCAATTAGATAAACTCTTGTCTGGTATGGAATGGTAAGGAGATATTATGAGTTTACTTGATAAATTAAAAAAGAACAGCACGATTAAAGAATCAGAAATATTATCTAATTCTAAATTTTTTAATACAAAGGATTTAATACAAACGTCTGTTCCAGCACTTAACGTTGCGTTGAGTGGAAAACTAAATGGAGGACTTACACCTGGCTTGACAGTTTTTGCAGGTCCTTCTAAACACTTTAAGACAGCATTTAGTTTGTTGTTGGCTAAATCCTATTTAGATAAGTATGAGGATGCCATTGTTCTGTTTTACGATTCAGAGTTTGGTTCACCTCAGTCATACTTTCACACCTTTGGTATTGATACTGATCGTGTTGTTCATACACCTATTACAGATATTGAACAGCTTAAACACGATATCATGTCTCAGTTAAATGGATTAGAACGTGGTGATCATGTTATCATTCTTGTTGACTCCGTAGGAAACTTAGCTAGTAAAAAAGAAGTAGAAGATGCCTTAGATGGTAAGAGTGTAGCTGATATGACAAGGGCTAAACAAATGAAGTCGTTGTTTAGAATGATTACACCTCACCTAACACTAAAGGATATTCCTGCAGTGGTTGTTAATCACACATACAAAGAGATTGGATTGTTTCCTAAAGACATTGTTTCTGGTGGAACAGGCATTTATTATTCTGCAGACAATATCTACATCATTGGTAGACAGCAGGAAAAACAAGGTGCTGATCTAGTAGGCTATAATTTTATTATTAATGTTGAAAAGTCTCGCTTTGTTAGAGAGAAGTCTAAAATTCCAATTGAAGTAACTTTTGAAGGTGGTATTAGCAAATGGTCCGGACTTTTGGATATGGCAATGTCTTCTGGACATGTTATTAAACCTAGTAATGGTTGGTATCAAAGAGTAGACATGGAAACAGGTGAAGCAATTGATCCTAAAGTTCGTGCCAAGGATACATACACTAAAGAGTTTTGGTTGCCTGTATTAAAAGACGAAACATTTGTAAAATGGATTGAGAATAGATATCTTATATCCTCAAGCGACGGCATTATTAAAGATGAAGTTTCTGAAGAAGACATTGAAAAAGCCTACGAAGAAGCCTGAGGGATCTTGTGATAGATGTCAAATAACTATCTGGGAAGGCGATAGGGCTCTTTGCTTTCATGGAGAAGGCGGAGAGCTTTATATATGTGAGAATTGTGTAGAAGAAGTAAGACGAGAATATGTGGACGAAAACATACTTTGAAGTTTGGCCTGTATTAGACTGTAATCTTAAATGTGCTCGCTGTAGCATGGCAAGTCCCTACTTTAAAAAGAATACGTTTTTAAATTTTAAGGACTATAAAAAAGATATTGATGTACTAAAACAATGGTTCCACATTGATCTTATACGAATAGGTGGAGGAGAGCCAACACTACATCCTAGAATTGTAGACTTTTTAAAGTACCCTAAGGAGCAGGGCTTTTGTTATAAGACTAATATAATTAGTAACGGCATAAACCTTGTAAAGATGACAGATGAGTTCTGGGAAGCACTTGATATTTTAAACATTAGTGTTTATAAAAATGTAAACATTAACTATGATAAAATTTACAGGCTAATAGAAAATAAACTAGCTCAGTATCCTCATTTGATGTGCCATGAAATTACCAATCCTAATGTTGTAGACAATCTCAAGGCTGTTCAAAAAGACATACATAGTAAAAATTCAACTGTGAATATTCTATCTGGAAACTTTAAAGAGCTGTATAGAAACACTCCTCAAAGAAATGATATGCTAACTGAAATAGCATTCAGAAGATGTTGGATGAAGGATAGTACCTGGGGATTTCACCAAGGAAATTTTTATAGATGTCCGTTATCTTTTGTAAAAGAAAAACTTTACATACAGGAAGGCTTAGACAATCCATATGACTATGGCTTAGATAGAGTTAACCTACACGAAAAAGACAGCAAAGAAAAATTAGAAAAGTTTTTATATGGTCCTATAAGTCATTTACAAGCATGTAAAACATGCTATGCCTTTAATGACGGTGAGGATTATCCTCATGAACAATTAAATAGAATAGACGTGAGAGATATATTACATGTATAAAATTGTAATGACAGGTGGTAATAAGGGTTTCGGTGTTAAACTTTTTGAGCAACTAAAACAAGCAGGACACGAAGTAGAAAGATATAGCAGGTCAAACGGTTATGATATTTCAAAACCAGAGGATCGTCTTTTTATTACCGATGCTACAAATTCATGTGATGTTTTTATAAACTTGGCATACAATCATTCTTCCTTAGATAACTCACAGGAACTAATGATTAAAGAAGTTTATGAGAGGCATTATCCTACACATAATTTATCTAATGCAGTTCCTCAGCGTGATAATGTTAAACCTTTATTGATAACTATAGGAAGCCATGTTGTTTGGTGGGAGGAGTATGGTGAAGAAGCAAAAATGTATCGCCCACCTGATGCAGACTTCTATAGTGAAATTTTAAATTTTGATGTCATGGCAGAATATATAAAATCCAAAAAATCTCATTATGAGTACGTTAAGGATAAAAGGATTTCAAACGTAAGGCTTGGTGCTATTCATTCTGGTGTATCAGCTACAAATCCGGTCACCAAGGATATAGCAATGCCATACGATTCAATGTATAATGTAATTAATTTCATAATGGAAATGTATTTTGATAAAACGATTTTCGTATATGATATTGAGGTAAACTAATTGAATAAAATTTTAATCATGGGACTTCCTGGTAGTGGCAAAACTACATTAGCAAAAGAACTAGCATATCATTTTCTTGTTCCATATTACAATGCAGATACACTAAGAGAGAAGCACGATGATTGGGATTTTACGGAAGAGGGGAGACTAAGGCAGGCTTATCGTATGTCTTTTTACGACTTTGGTATATTTGATTTTGTTTGTCCACTCAAAAAAATGAGAGATATTGTAGATGCAGACTATATAATATGGATGGACACAATTAAAGCAGGAAGATTTGCAGACACTAATAAGATTTTTGAGTCTCCACAAAAATACAATTTAAGGATTAAAACATGGATTGGACAAAACCAACTACTCAACTCCTTGGAAGGTTTCAGCCCTGGCACAAAGGGCATACAGAGCTATTTAAAAGAGCAATTTCCAAGACTGGTCAAGTAGTAATTTTACTTAGGGCTTCTGATGGAACAGAAGGTAATCCCTATGACTTTAACGAACGCTCAGTACAGATTACAACAGCTTTGGCAAAAGAAGGCTTTTATTCTTCAGAACATTATGTTATAATGAATGTTCCTAACATAACACATATTACCTATGGTAGGGACGTTGGTTATAAAATTGAACAGGAAAAATTAGAAGACAAGATAGAGGAAATCTCTGCTACTAATATCCGTAAAGGACTGCAACAAATTGCAGACACCCACCCTATGGAGTAAAATTAATTGAAGACAAGAATTGAAGATGCAATTTTAAATAACCTGCTAACGAATGATAATTACTTTCGAAAAGTAATTCCTTTCTTAAAGGCAGAGTATTTTTCGGGTGAACATAAAATAATTCTAAGAAAAATTGTAGAGTATTCTGAGAAGTACAACGACCCACCCACAAAACAAGCATTAAGAATTTCTGTAGATGAAGATAGAAGTATATCTGAATCTGACTTGCCCGCTGTACAAGAATGGGTAGATGAAATTGCCCAGATAGAGACAGACGAGGCGTGGCTTCTCGATGAAACTGAAAGGTATTGTAAAGACAAAGCAATCTATAATGCTATTATGGAAAGCATTCAAGTTATAGATGGTAAGGATAAACAAAGAGGTCCTGATGCTCTTCCAGGAATGTTATCAGAAGCATTACAGGTTGGTTTTGATAACAACGTAGGACATGATTATATCGAAAATGCTGATCAACGTTTTGAATTTTATCATAGACTAGAAGAAAAGCTACCCTTTGACTTGGAAATGTTTAACAAGATAACAGAGGGAGGCCTTGCTAACAAAACATTAAATATTGCATTGGCAGGCACGGGTGTAGGTAAGTCTTTGTTTATGTGTCATATGGCGGCTGCTTGTATATCTCAAGGTAAAAATGTTTTATACATTACTCTTGAGATGGCAGAGGAAAGGATTGCAGAACGTATAGATGCAAACTTGTTTAATTTGCCTATACATGATTTGAAAGACTTAAGCAAGTCTATGTTTGACGATAGGATATCTAAAATAAATAGCAAAATACAGGGTAGGCTAATTATTAAAGAATATCCAACAGCATCGGCACATGCAGGACACTTTAAAGCGTTATTGAATGAACTTAAACTTAAAAGAAACTTTTCTCCGGACATTATTTTTATTGACTATCTTAATATCTGTTCTTCTAGTAGGTTCAGAGCAGGATCGTCTGCTAACTCATATACTATTATTAAGTCTATAGCAGAAGAGCTAAGAGGACTTGCTGTAGAATATGATGTTCCTATTGTTAGCGCTACACAAACTACAAGGGGCGGTTACAACAGCAGTGATGTAGAACTAACAGATACTTCTGAGTCCTTTGGCTTGCCTGCTACAGCAGATTTAATGTTTGCTCTTATAAGTACAGAGGAGATAGAAAAGTTAGGACAGATGATGGTTAAACAATTAAAGAATAGATATTCTGATCCTACTAGAAACAAAAGATTTATGATAGGCGTTGATAGGGCAAGAATGAAATTGTTTGATTTAGAAAATCCTACAGCAGATCTTCAGGACACAGGTAAAGATGATGGCCCTGTATTTGATAATTCTAAATTTGGTAGCAGGTTTGAGGGCATTAAGTTTTGATTTTAAATTTTTACGGAATAGAATGGGAAACAGTTGATCCCTGGACTACAAAACATGCTGTAGCAATCAGAGACAATCTTCAGTATATGAAGGAATACTTTTTCCTTGACAAGGATCGAGAGTTTTATTTAGAAAAAATTCGATCCTTATGTGAAGAACTTTTAATCCCAGAAACAGCACACTTTAATTTCTCAAATCCTACATTGATGTTTCAGTATTTGGAAACATGGATAGGAGAATCCACAACAGCACAGAGACAATCTTATCTAGATTTAAGAGACTATTTAATATTGTATGAGAAGGCAGACTTTGAGCAACCATTGCATTGGGGGTTTAAAGGTGGTTCAAAAAGATTTAGATTACGAGACGAGGATTACTTTAAATTTACTTTACAAAGAAACTTTGGAGATATGTTTTTATCCTATCCTCACCTTGAAGGAAGATCATTTGAACAAATAGTGGCAACAGGTAATTTTAATATAGACCAATCTCTTCTTGTTCCTCAATATTGGACAAGCACAGACTTTGAAGTACATTTAGACGATCCTATTACGGAAGAGGACGCGGAACATTTAAAGGAACACTATAAGGCTTTCTATCAAAAGATGCCAGACAAATTGCCTTATAATTTTCACGACCCTAGGATGGCGTTAGGTGAAATAAAAATTGCTACACTAAAAACAGAAATAGACAAAGAAGAGCTGTTAAAAGTATTTAAAAACATAAGGGAAAAAAAGTTATAAATAGTTCTTGATTACTTTAGTAAGGAGAACTATTATGGCAGAAGAAGAAGTAAAGGCTAAAGAGTTCCACCCTGCAGACACCAATGGTGACGGTAAAGTAGATGATGAAGAAAAAGCAATGTACATGGAATTTAAGAGAAAAGAACTTGAAGACCAGGATGCAATGCGAGACAGTCAACGTAGTATGGCTTGGTTTGCACTTTGGGGTATGTTACTCTATCCTTTTGCTGTGGTCGTTGCTAGTTTAGCAGGACTAGAACAAGCTCAAGCTACATTAGGAGATATGGCACCAACATATTTTGTAGCAGTAGCAGGTATTGTTGCAGCATTTTTTGGAGCTCAAGCATTTAAAGGTAAATAAGAATTGATAGATTACATTACGGCAACGCACAATGCCTTTGAACTACATGATGAGTATAGTACACAGACTCCGGTACCACATGTAAGACTAAAAAACTTTCTGCCAGAAAATCTAGCACGCAGAATGTTTGAGGAGTCGAACACAATACCTGATCATCACTGGTCTACCTTTGAGAGAAATGGTAGTCGGATGCAGGAGTGTATAAAAACAGAACACATGCCAGTCGCTAGAGAATTTATTGAAGGATTACATGGCGCTTTGGGCATGGAATGGTTGTGCAAATTAGTAGGAAGAGATGATTTAATTTCTGATCCTTATCTAGTAGGAGCAGGATATTCTAAATCTTGGAATGGCGACAGTTTAAAAGTTCATACAGATTTTAACTGGAACGACAGATTAAAATTACACAGAGCACTTTCCTTAATCGTATACTTAACACCCGACTGGGACCCTGAATGGAAGGGTGCCCTAGAGTTCTGGGATCATAAAAAAGAAAATATGATAAAGGACTTTCCGTGCGAATTTAACAGTGTAGTAATATGGGATTACCATAAGAGAGGATTTCATGGTTATCCTAAACCACTAAAATGTCCTGAAGATGTACACCGGACAACTTTTAGATTATTTTTCTATTA